GCTGGTTCAACCATTAGTGCGGGTAATAAAACCACCCGATTTCAGAAAGAGGTCGCCCGTGAATACGTTCGCGGCGGCAAGTTCGAGCGGTACATCGGCAACGATCAAAACTCGATCATTCAAGTCAACCGAAATCTCAAGAAGATTTCAATTCCGCTGATTGCAAAGCTCGGTGGGTCTGGTGTTACTGGATCTGCAACCCTGACGGGTAACGAGGAAGCGCTGTCCAACTACGACTTCGTAATGCAGCCATTCTACAAACGCAATGGTGTCGTAATTGACAACGAAGAAGGGGAACTCAGCGAATTTAACCTATTCGAAGAAGCACGTCCTGCTTTGATGAATTGGGCGGGCACGACTTATGCGAACTACGGCGGCACAGTTGGTGCTTACGGCGCAGGTGCTGCTAGTGGTGCGAACATGGACACCTGGGCGACCAATAACGAGGATCGCATTCTGTATGGTTCTGCACAGACCAACTGGACTGGCAACCACACGACTGACCTTGGGAAAGTCGATACCACTAACGACAAGATGGACGCTGATATTGTCCGGCTGCTAAAGCGTATGGCTGAAAATGCTGATCCGCTGATTCGCCCGCACATGATTCGCGGTGACGAGCCGTGGTACGTTCTGTTCATTGGTTCTTACGCGTTCCGTGATCTTCAAGCCGACCTTGAGACACTCCACTCAAACGGTCTGCCGCGTGACGAGAGCAACCCGCTCTGGTCTGGTGGTGATCTGCTGGTTGACGGTGTTGTGGTCAAGAAGATCCCTGAAATCGATAGCGTGTTCATCGATGGCACGGCAGCTCAAAACGCTTCCTTTGGTGGTGTTTGGGGCGCTAACGCAACGGGTGATAACCTTGTCACCTCTGGTAACACTACCAGTCGCGTGTCTGCTGGCTTCTTGTGTGGCGCTCAGGCGGTATGCTTCGGCAACGGTCGAGTTCCTTCCTTCGCATCTCGGAAAGAGGACGATTACGAGCATCTGTCGGGTGTTGGTATCTCTCTGAAGAGCGATGTCAAGAAGACTTTCTACAACTCTAAGCAACATGGAATCGTTACTAGCTTCCATAGCTCAACTGGAGATTAATCATGGCTACTATTTTATCTGACCAGATCAACCTCCCCGTCCCTGGCACTGGTGCTGGCGGAGATTGTAAGATCCTATTTGGCTCTCACACCTTCGCCGCTGCGGCAAGTGCTGCTGATGTTGTCAACATGTTTACCATCCCGGCGGGATTCACTCCGCTCTTCGGGTGGTTGATGGGTGATGACATCGACACTGGCACAGAGGCGCTGGAGATTGATATTGGTGTTACGGGTGACGCTCAGAAATACCTCAACTCAGGGGTAATTAACGGCGATGCCTACTCCACTAACCCGGCTGAGAAAATCACAGTCGGCATCAAGATTCCTTTGCAGGAAGACCTGATGACTGTCAAGCCGACCGCAGTGACTTCCGATACGACCTGTATTGCTACTATCACGGCTGCGGCCAATGCTGGTGGTACTGGTACGATCACGGTTATCTTGTGCGGTGTGTATAACGACCCACGGGTCGTGTAATAACATGGTGGGGGCTACTCAAAAGGCGGCCCCCATTTCTAGTTAATCTGGAAGTCCAGCCAATTTTGGTTGGGCTATGTTCGCGAGGTAGAGATGAAATTCAAACTGGTAAAACTGGGCTGTGTTAATGCGAATTGCTACGGCCAGCCGGGTAAGTCTACGGGCGACACGATTGAGCTAACGGGTCATCTAGCCGACAAAGCGTTGAAAAACCCTGAGTACGAGTTGGTGGTAGATCCTCCGAAAAAGAGGGCTGCGCCGAAGAAGAAAGCGGTTAAGAAAGCGGTTAAGAAATGACCACTAAAACCGAGGCAAAGCAGTTAGCTGCTGAGATGCTGAAGATCGTACCGATCGGCCAGGCGATGCAATCCCAGCACGACACCCGGATGGGCGAGGCATACGACGAGGTTTACGGCCAGCTTCAAGTTAAAGGTCTGGCGGTGTGGGATTCTACGGGTGAGATGCCTGATGAAATCACGCCTTATTTCGTTACCCTGATGGCTCACAACAAATTCGATCTATACAAAGTCTCCGACTCCCTGTATCAAAGAATTCTATTCAAGGCAGGCCCAGAGGGCGAGAAAGCGGTCGGCAACATCCGTTATCTGGTCAACGGGTCATACATCTCGGAAGACGACGAGACAGATTTTTGAATGACCTTGATTTATCAGCGCTGGCTGTGGAAGGTTATCGCCCCCAAAAGCATACACGGGGCAAGACATACGGCAAAAGGGAAGATGGGACGCCGAAGGGTGTGGGCTGGTTGGGCATGGTGCCGCGCAAGGATGGTAAGGGTGTCTCAACTGAGTTGTCAATGGGGATAACACTAGATGGCGAGGAGGTGCTTATACCTCTCATGGTTCCGACACTAACACAGCAAGAGCTAGAATATCTGGTCAATGAAACAACTGGAATACACGATGTGCCAGAAACCATTAAACGGAAAGCTATGGATCACGGGCTGATGCAGATAAGGAAAGGGCAGAGTCCCTTTTTTGACTAATGAGAGTCCCGATTAACATCACGGGCGGTTCGTACCCATCAAAAGCGGTACAACTGTCGGCGCAGGTAACGAGGAACTTTTACCCCGAGCTTCAAGACGACCCTTTCACGAAGGATAAATACGTCTTGCAGCCGTGGCCCGGGTTGACGTTGTTCGGATCATCGAGCGGATCTGACCGAGGCATGTTTGAACACCAGGGCGTTTTGTACAAGGTTTCAGGGATCACGCTGCACAGTGTCGATAATGCAGGAAACCACACATCTCTCGGCACCATCACAGGAAGCGCTCAGTGCATCTTTGAGGGCCTGGATTCAAAGGTGATAGTTGCTAACGGGTCGGGGCTTGTGTACCAGTGGGACGGTGCTACGCTGGCCCAGATCACGGATGTAGACCTAGAGACACCGAACGGCGTCACCGTACTCAACCAGAAGGCTATATATGATGGCGATGATGGTAGATTCGGTGTCAGCGCGGTCGGCGATGCGACTGATGTCGATGGTCTTGATTACGCCACGGCAGAGAGCAACGCAGACGCTTTGATCCGGGTATATCGGTATAATGGTCGAGCGATCATGTTCGGGCAGAAGTCGATTGAGGAATGGTTTGATTCTGGTGTTGGCAGACCTCCGCTGGATCGTGTCGAGGGCGCCAACAGGCGGATAGGGCTAGCGGCCAGGATGTCGGTGGCCTCAAACGAGAGTAGCTTATATTGGTTAGCAGATGATCGGAAAGTGTACAGAACCAACCAATCGATATCAACTATTGCACTTATGGATGTGTTTCGTAAGTACACGACCGTCGATGATGCGGTGGGGTTCTGTTGCACATTGCAGAACCAGAACTTCTATCATTTGTCGTTCCCGACTGAGGATAAGACGTGGGTTTATTCGGAATCGTTAGATCAATGGTTTGAGACTGCACGCTCGGCGAGTACAGGTCGTTCACGCGCTAATTCTTATGCATGGGCTTACGGCAAACATCTGGTAGCGGATTACGCAGACAGCAATATTTACTATTTCGACTTTGAGAACTACACCGAGAACGGCTCACCGATGACCCGGGAGCGCACGACTGGCGTATTACATTCGGGGATGTTCGGCCAGAGCGGATTGGACATTGAATTGAATAGCTTCGAGATAATTGGCGAAAGAGGTGTCGGTAATCTAACCTCGACAGATCCGCAGTGGTCATTACAATTATCGACGGATGGCGGCAAGAGCTTTGGCTCAGAGATGTGGGAAAGTGCAGGCCAAAGCGGTCAGTTCAACTACAAGGTGCAGTGGAACGGCCTGGGTCGCTCAGATCAATTTGTATTCCGAATCAGGTGCAGTGATGCAGCGTTCTTTTCGATACACACCGCGAGCATGGAGGTCGATCTAGGGGTCTGATGGCTAATCCACTTGAAGGCCCGCCTCGAATAAGCCTAGCCGAGGACGGCATCTGGCGTAACTGGTTTTTGAATCTGTACAACGCGGTCAACTCGATTGACGCAGTAACGACAACCACAACAACGGTTACTGGCACCTACACAGTTTTATCGACCGACGATCTGATATTAGTGGATGATGACGCGGCTGGCGGCGCAGTGACGGTGAGTTTACCCGCGATATCTGGCGTAGCTGATTATCACATCAAGAAGCTCGGATCTACTGGAGATGTTATTATTGACGGCAATGCGTCAGAGACTATCGACGATGGTCTGACGGCCACACTAAAGGTTCAGTATGAATCAGTTCATATTATATCTGACGGGAGTAGCTGGCATGTTGTATGACGGCTATACAGTATGAGCTATCGACCGTACCAGGCGTTTGACTTCAACCTCGACGTGTCGCGTGGGGCTGTCTCAGGCACGTCTGGAGTGAATAAGTTTGGTCGTAATACAGACGTAGACCAAGCAGTAGAAGCTATCTGGGACGGTGGTGGGACAACCAACTACACCCCGACAGGCACGTGGTCTGCGACTGCCGAGATTGATTACGCAGTATCCAGCAGTGCCAGCGATACGGGGACGATTGAGATTCAGGGGCTTAATTCTAGCTGGGCATTTGTCACTCAAACTGTAACGCTAACAGGTACAACAGCGGCATCGCTCGGGACGAATTTGATTCGAGTATTCCGTGTAAAAAATACCAGTGCGACAGCAGCAGTGGGGACTATTCAGGTCGGCGTTGGGTCAACGACATCAGCATTCACAGCGGCTAATTTAAGAGCGCAAATCACAATTGGCTATGACCAATCCTTGATGGCATTGTATTCAGTGCCATTGGGAAAAACTGCCTACTTAACCAACTGGTCTGCCTCGTTGAATAAAGGAACCGGCCCGACCTCTGGTGGCGTTGATGTTATCTTATGGGCGCGAACCTTTGGTGGCGTTTTTCGAGTGCAAGATACTAAGTCATTATTGGTGGTAGGCACAAGTGCGGACAGAAAAGACTATAACCCGTACCCATCGTATGCGGCAAAAACTGATATAGTTATAACAGCAATAGCATCCGCAAATGATTATGACGTATCAGCGGCATTCGATATTTTTTTGGTTGATGATTAGGAGTTAAATCATGGCAACAGTGGGCGGTGATAGTAATGAGGGCGACAACTCTGGGACTTTTAAGGGCGGCGGGACGCCTGGGCAGTCAGGCGGTGGCGGTGGCGTCAGCCAAAACTGGGGTGGGTTTGGTCCAAATCCCGGCGGATGGGATGGCGGAGGTGACTCAAACCCTGGATTTGCAGCGGCACAGTTGACCCCGGAAGAGCAGGCAGCGGCTGATCTAGCAGCGTACCTGAAATCACCCCAGGGCCAAGCGGCGACTGCGATCAAAGAAGGTCTGGAAGCGGCGAGCGCCACGACTAAAGAGGGTGTTGATACTGGCCGAGCTGATTTGCAGCCGTATGCGGATGCCGGGCTGGGTTCTCTGGGCGCGATTCAGAACTTGCTGACGCCTGAAGGTCAGAACGACTTCATCAACAAAAATCCCTTCTTCGACGCACTGAAAGACGATGCCCAGCGCAGATTGTTCAACAATTCCAGCGCCCGGGGCAAGATCGGCTCAGGAGGCACCGCAGCAGCCCTCCAGAACAGTTTTGCGCTGTTAGGCAATGACTTGGTAGGCCAAGAAATCGGCAGGCATGAGGGCATTCTGGGGATCGGTTCAAACGCAGCGACCAACCAGGCCAGTATCAGTGGCGCTGGTGCATTGAACCTTGCAGAACTTGAAGCGAGAGGCGGCGAGACACAGGCGGCTGGTATATTAGGGCTTGAGAACACGCGCAGGCAGGATAGGGCATCGAGACGCAGCGACAGCTCAGACTTACTTAAAACAGGTATCATGGCTGCTGGTCTGGCGTTCTCTGATCGCAGGTACAAGACTAACATCACTGCACTGGGTTCGGTCGGCGATGCACCTATTTACCTATTCAAGTACAAAGGCTCTGATAAACTGGAAGTCGGCACGATGGCGCAGGAAGTGGAGCATATCGATGGCGCTGTCGTTAATATTGGCGACAAGAAGTACGTTGATTATTCGAGGATTATCTAATGGCTTTCAATCTCGCTATGTTAGCGTCACCCCTGGCACCGAAGAGCAATCGGGGCGACTTTGACTTCACAAAGGTTATTGGCGATATCGGCAACAGGAATGATCGCCTTGAGCAGAACAAGATCACCAACGAGCGGAATGCGGCTAGTGATATTCGGGCTGAAAAACTAAGCGAAATGCAAATTAGTCAATTCAAAGAAACCGTTAGGCGTAACAATAAAACCGAGGCGATGACGGATTACGCGGGATACATTGCCCGATCCAAGGCTCTGCTTGAAGACGGCGACTTGGATGGGTTTAAGGCACTATCGACAGCAAGAATCGCAGACCTAGAAGAGCGTGGAAAGTCTGACCCAACCACCAATAGCGTAAATACTCAGGGCTTGCTTGATCTGGCAACGAATAATCCCGAGGCTTTAGGGCGATCCATAGGCGCGGAAGCAAGCGCACTGGTACAGACGGGTTTCCTGAAGTCGGCCACTGACATCAATGGCAAGAGCGGGTTGCAGGCAAATGCGCCGGTTACGTTGGTCAGTAAAACTGACCCCAATGATAAAATACTAGCGTTTCCAGTATTTGACAAAACCACGAGCGAGGCTCGATATGAAGAAATCGATTCAGGCGAATACGAGCTTTCTACCGAAACACCATTAGAGAAAAGAATGGCAGATGTCGCCGCGAAACAGCAGGAAGTGATTGAGGCGCTACAGGCTAGGCAAGAAATGGAACCGCAAATAAAGGCGGATACTTTATTAGCAGAAGCCGATGTTAAAAAAGCGGACCAGGCATTTTCCGATATTGATAAGATCAGAACGAATAACCAGAATTTGCAGACAGCTCGCCAGGCATTAATAGATGGCGCTGGCAGCGGCCCAATTGAAAGCCTGATACCCAGTTTAAGGGCGCAGTCTATACGCTTAGACGCAGCGCAGGGGCGGTTAGGTTTGGACGTAGTGCAATCGACGACTTTCGGCGCGTTGTCTAAGGGCGAGCTGGACTTATCTAAGGCTATCGCGCTACCTAAAGGGCTTGATGAGCCAGATTTGGTAAAATGGATTGATGATAAAATAACGGCTAACAACATGATGGCTAACTATCTCGAAAGGCAGGCTGTATTCTTGAGTGGTAAAAACGAGGATGGAAAGCAGAATACCAAAGCAGACTGGGTGCAATCAGAGCGAGCAGCAATGGATGCCGCCCTAACTGCATTTGAGGTGACAGAGGAGGATATTCAGGAAACCATGCGAGCAAATGGCATGGACAGGTCGGATGTTTTAATCGAGATCCGCAGGAGATTTGAAAATGGCGGGTCGTAACCTATTAGCAGAAGATCAACCCAGCAGCACGCCGTCAAGA